GAAGCACAGATGCTAAAGACGCTTGGTTGGGAAAGCGTACCGTCCCCGATTAATCAAGACTATGACTGGCCCGGACTCCATAGGCCAATGGATCATCAAAAAGAAACTTCATCCTTTCTAACCCTGCACCCACGTGCCTTCTGTTTTAACGAACAAGGTACTGGCAAGACTGCATCAGCTATCTGGGCATCGGACTATCTAATAGCGCAGGGATACATCAGCCGTGTTCTGGTCATCTGCCCTGTGTCCATCATGCAAGCCGCATGGCAAGCCGACTTGTTTAAGTTTGCTGTTCACCGCCACGTAGATGTAGCACATGGGGATCGCAAGAAACGCAAGTCTATCGTAGAAGGTGTTGCCGAGTACGTCATCATTAACTATGACGGTGTGAGCATTGTCGAAGAAGAACTCAAGGCTGGTGGGTTTGACCTCATCATCGTTGACGAAGCCAATGCATACAAGAACTCTAGGACTGAGCGTTTTAAAACGTTAAAAAGAGTAGTCACTCCTGATACTTGGATATGGATGATGACTGGTACACCCGCAGCCCAGTCTCCTCTAGATGCCTATGGCCTTGCTAAGTTGTGCGTACCATCAAGAACCCCGCACTTGTACACAGCATTCCGCGATGTAGTCATGTATCAGTTCTCACGATTCAAGTGGATTCCAAAACCGCAAGCCCAAGGCATAGTACACAACCTACTGCAACCCGCGATTCGTTTTGAGAAGAAGGACTGTATTGATCTGCCTGATGTGACACACACTTCACGGTTCGCACCACTGACACCACAGCAAACAAAATACTACAAAGACCTCAAGAAAGAAATGCTGATCGAAGCAGTTGGCGACGAAGTCTCTGCGGTAAATGCGGCGGCTCAGTTAAATAAACTATTACAAATCTCCTGCGGGGCTGTGTACACCGATACTAAAAATGTCATTGAGTTTGATGCGTCTAGCCGACTAAACATTTTGTTAGAAGTTATAGAGGAAGCAAGCCATAAAGTTCTAGTATTTGTGCCGTTCACACACGCACTAAATTTAGTTCAAGATTTCTTAAGAAAGAACAAAGTAACGTCAGAGATTATCAATGGCTCCGTAAGCGTGTCAAAGCGTACCGACATCTTTAAAAGGTTTCAAGAACAAGATGAACCACGAGTACTTTTGATTCAACCACAAGCGGCGGCACATGGGGTAACCCTTACTGCGGCTAACGTAATCGTATGGTACGCTCCCGTCACTTCGATTGAAACGTACTTGCAAGCGAACGCACGTATTGATAGGCCGGGACAACGTAACCCTATGACAATCGTGCATCTTGAGGGTAGTCCAGTAGAAACAAAACTCTACTCAATGTTGCAAAACAAATTGGACTTTCACAACAAGATTATTGATCTGTATAAAAGTGAAATTAACTCTTGACAATGTCAACAAAAAGAGTATAATGATTTTCGTTGGTAACGCGTAATACGGGTTAGCGCCGTATTATTCCTGTGCACAAGGAAGACGAACACCACTGCTTTATGTGAGCGCGTTACCAACACCTATAAAAAATAATTTGGAGTGAGTATGGAATCAGATTTTTCTATTGAGAAAGTCGTTGAGGCTTACATTAAGATTCGCGACACTAAAGAAAGCATTTACGCAAAGTACAAAGCCGACACTGCCGAGTTAGAAGAGCAGATGACTACCCTAAAGCACAAGTTACTTGAGGTCTCAAAAGAGACTGGCGTGACTAGCTTTTCAACACCGCAGGGCACTGCGTATCGAACCGTCAAAGACCGCTTCTGGACTAATGACTGGGAAAGCTTCTACAAATTTATGCAAGAGCATGAAGCAATGGGGCTACTAGAGAAACGTATTCATCAAACGAATATGAAAGAGTTCCTAGAGAACAACCCTGATGTCGAGCCTATGGGTTTGAACATTGATCGTGAATATGAAATTACTATTCGGAGGAAGTAATGGACATTGAAGAATTAGAGTTCCGCAGGGAACGCGACGAAATGTTCTACCGAGAGCGTGCGGTAGATCAGGCACTTACCCAAATGAAACAGAGTAAGTACTCCGAAGGGTCAGTTGAAGAACTGCTCTTTAACGCAAATGCTATATACAACTTTATTAAAGGAAAATCAAATGAGTAACGACCTCGCACTTTTCAGTAACAATCTCCCCGACTACCTCAAGGAAGTTGGCCTCGATGACATGACCAAGGCTCTTGCTGGTAACACTGGCATGAAGCGCATCTCCATCCGTGGTGGTGTGTTCCGCATGATGGTCAGCGGTGAGGAAATTGCAAAGAATGAAAGCCGTTCAATGAACATCGTCATTGTTAACGGTGCGACAAAAGTATCGCGTTCTTTCTATGCTGGTAAGTATGTTGCTGGTGAGGCTTCGCACCCTGACTGCTGGTCTAACGACGGCGACAAACCCGATGCAAGCATCGAGTACCCACAACACTCTTCTTGCGAAGGCTGTTCACAAAACATCAAAGGTTCTGGTCAAGGCGATTCACGCGCCTGTCGCTATCAGCAACGCTTGGCTGTCTTGTTAGCCGACGACGTTGGAGGTGATGTGTTTCAGTTGGTGTTACCTGCCAAGTCAATCTTCGGTCGCGGTGATGTAGACAAGATGCCGTTCCAGCAATACGCTAAGTATGTTGGCGCACAAGGCAAGAGCCTCGGCACTTTGGTAACAGAAATGCGTATGGACAGCGATAGCGATACCCCCAAGTTGACCTTCAAGCCTGTGCGCTTTCTTACTAAAGACGAGTGGTTGTCTGCTAAAGAGAAGGGCGATAGCCCCGCAGCAAAGTCAGCCGTCGTACAGACTCCATCACAAACAGATGGTTTGAAGAAGAAAGCGATTGCCGCACCAGCCCCTGCCCCTAAAGCCGAGGTTGAGGAAGTAATACCTGAGCCAACAAAGCGCACGGTAAAGAAAAACATTGCTGAACCTGCCCCTAAAAAGGAGTTCAATGATGTACTGAAACAGTGGACTGAAGACGAGTAATGGATAACAGAGGTTACGCATCTCGAATCGTCCGCGCCAACCAAGATGCAGATATTAAAAGTCCCGGCGTAAAGCTGGGGCGTTTCTGTATCAAGAGAGAATATTCCGTTCGTGAAGTTTCCGAGTACTTTGGAGTCAGCCGCATGACCATCTACAAATGGTTTACAGGCGAGTGGATTCCACGCAAGGTGCACGAAAACAAAATTAACGAAATGCTTTCTAAGGTTGGGTTTGTTCAGTAGCGTTCGGACGGGGCCTACCGCGCTCCTCCGACGCATTTCTTAGAGGCGGCTATGACAAGAGCAGATTTACTGTCGACGGTGCTATCGTCTGACGGGTGGTACTGCGTGGTGGGTCTAAAGAAGACAGGCCACCCTCGGCAAATATTTGTTGAGGACATGCAGGGAGTAGAAGATGCCGTTCAGACTTTGCTGGACGAAAAATTTGACGTGTACTTTGCGTGTGCAAAGTACGAAGAATCAGGTTCACGTACTAACGATAACGTGAAAAACATCAAGTCGTTTTGGCTTGATATCGACTGTGGAATAGGTAAGCCGTATGCCGATCAAGGCGACGGACTAACCGCGCTTAAAGCATTTTGTAAAACTGTTGGCCTACCGAAGCCGACGATTGTGAACTCTGGTCGTGGACTGCATGTCTACTGGCCTTTGACTGAACCGATCTCCCGTAAAGAGTGGGTTAACACCGCTAAGCGTTTAAAAGTTGTGTGCAATCAGGAAGGCTTGGAGGACGATCCCGCTAGAACTGCTGATGCCGCGTCTATTCTGCGGATGCCTGACACATTCAATCACAAAGCCGAGCCACCACTACCAGTAACAGTTATGGTGATGGGCGACGAGATAGCGTTTAGTGAGTTTAAAGACAAACTGGGCGTGATGGATGAGACGCCAGACTATCTGCCTACATTTGCAGATGACATGACCAAGGCGTTGATGGGCAACCGTCAGCACCGATTCCAAATCATAGTAGACAAGAACGTAAACGGAACAGGCTGTCTGCAGCTAGCTAGAGCGATTGCCGACCAAAAGGTTTTAGACGAACCGCGTTGGCGTGCCGCACTATCTATTGCTAAGTTCTGCACGGATGCCGAGACTGCCATACATGACGTATCTAGAGAACACCCCGACTACCACCCTGACGAGACAGTCGCCAAGGTACAACTAATAAAAGGCCCTTACACATGCGATTCGTGGGAGTCTATCAACCCATCAGGTTGTGCAGGTTGTATCCACAAAGACAAGATTAAAAGTCCTATTGTTCTTGGCGCAGAGATTGCCGCCGCTACAGCAGAGGACAACACGGTTGAGTACGTGACGGAAGAGAAGACGGTTATCTACGATATCCCTGAGTACCCCTTTCCATACTTCAGAGGTAAGAACGGCGGCGTCTATCGCAAGTCAGATGACGAGGATGATCCTGAAGCCGACTTGATTTACGAGCATGACCTATATGTGGTCAAGCGATTGAAAGACCCGCAAGCGGGTGAAACCATTTGGATGCGTCTGCACACCCCCCGTGACGGCGTAAAAGAGTTTGCGTTGCCTGTGGTGGACTTGCTGACAACAGATAAGTTGCGCGAGAAGTTGGCTTGGTTTGGTGTCGTAGCATTAAAGAAGCAAATGGAAAACATCATGGCTTACATCGTTCGTTCGGTGAAGGAGATGCAATACAAACAAGGAGCAGAGATTATGAGGACGCAGTTCGGTTGGACCGAGAAGGATAAATCGTTTATCTTAGGTGAGCGGGAGATTACCGCGCAGGGTGACAAGTACAGTCCACCATCTAGTTACACAGCAGACCTTTCAGATTGGTTCAACCCAGTCGGTGACTTTGAAGAATGGAAAAACGTAATAAATAAGTATGACATGCCGGGGTTTGAGCCTCATGCGTTTGGATTCTTTACTGCGTTTGGCGCACCGCTAATGAAGCATCTGCATCTCAAAGGCGCAATTATTAACATGATTAACAACGAGTCTGGCACAGGCAAGACGACAGCCATCAAAGCCATGCACAGCGTGTATGGTCATCCCGAAGAACTGATGTTGATCGAGCGGGACACTATGGCTGTGCGACTACACCGACTTGGTGTGATGAACAACATTGGCTTGGGCTGTGACGAGATTACCAAGATGAAGCCAGAAGACTGTTCTGACTTTGCCTATGCAGTTTCCCAAGGCCGAGGCCGTGGGCGGATGAACGCCAGTTCAAATTCCGAACGCAAGAACTTTGCTAAGTGGCAGACTATGCTTCTTTGTTCGTCAAACGCATCGATCGTAGACAAGCTTAAGTCCTTGAAGTCCACACCCGACGGTGAGTTGATGCGGGTAATTGAGTATCAAATCCCTGAGACCAAGCTAATCACTAAGGAAGAAGCCGACGATCTGTATCCCAAACTCTATACAAACTACGGGCATGCAGGGGCTATCTACATCCGTGACTTGGTGGAAAACTTAGAAGAGCGCATCCTAGAAGTTAAGGAACTACAGCGCATTATCGATAAGCAGATTGGATTTACAGGCCGTGAGCGGTTCTGGTCAGGTGTGGCGGCGTGCAACATAGCTGGTGCTTTGTTTGCCAAGCGTTTGGGCATCCATGATATTGACGTAGGTCGCGTACTTAAGTGGGTAGTTGCTGAGTTTGGTCAGATGCGTACAGAGACTAAGCCACCAGCCACAACCCACAGCAGTGTGATCGGCGAGTATTGGAGTGAGCACCGTCGCAATACCTTGGTGATTAACGATCAGGCGGACAAACGAACAGGAGTAGAGATGCTCCCTATCCTAGAACCACAAGGTGAACTTATTATCCGGATGGAGCCTGATACCCGCAGGTTGTTCATCATTAGCAAGAAGTTACGGGCGTGGTGTGCTGAGCACCAGATCACAATTAAGGATGTGCTGACCTCGCTTACCAAAGACGGCATCTATGTTGGCACCGTAAAGAAACGCATGGCTAAGGGCACGAAGATTAGCGGTATCCCACCAGTTGATGCGTTTGTATTTGATTGCTCGAAGGGTGACTTCCTTGACCCTGACGCCTTTATAGGTACTCCAGATACGGATGAGGCGCAAGCCGATGAGGATAAATGACCTTGACTACAACATTAACTGGCGCAAGTTTAAAAGGGGCACGTCGTTCTTCGTGCCCTGCCTAAAACTACAGGAAAGTAAAACAACGGTGTTGGCTGTGACCAAGCGTCTTGGTTTTAAGGTAGCAATAAAAGCCGTCATTGAAGACGGCATAAAAGGACTACGTGTCTGGCGTAGGTAATTACTGCATACCGTAGCGCAACATGGGGGCGGTACGTCCTAGCGTTTTCGTATTTAACTTTGCGCCAATTGCTTCGGCTTGTGCTTTAGCTTCTGCACGAGCGTCAAACGAGTTGGAGATAGCGTCGCCGTCGATAGCAACCTCTGGGTATATTAGAGAGAACTCGTTAGATTTCTGTAGTGCGTCTGCATAACTAGGCTTACCACGCTCCATCCATAGACGGTCAAGTAAAGAGTTGCGTCGATCAACTACCTTTTGCTCAAAGGTCTTGGCTTGGATAGCCGCCTTCTGCGCTTGTGCAAGTTTCTCTGGTTGTAGACCAATGGCTTGCATCCCCAATTGCCACGCAGTAAATTCCTCTGGGTAGAGGCCACCAATAACCTCACCACCACTAGATGTAGCGCCTTCAGTTCCAAGACGGTATGCGGTAGCAGGTCTGGCAAACATAGCAGGGAAAGCCTTCTCGTATGCACGCCCCCATTGACCTTCACCCGCTAACTGCCAAGCGTCTGCCCAGTTAAGTCCTAGCCCAACGGTTGGACCTATATTAGCAATAACATCTTGCTGCAATGACTGACGCATATCAGGAGAGTACCGTCCTTCACGCCACCAGAGGTTCTTTAAATCTAAACTAACACGATCAGCAAGCGATGTTCCAGTCGCAGTAGCAAGAGGTCCGCGTGCAAGTGCTTCGCCTAAGACAATACCAGCTTTCTCAGACTTCTCAGCATCCATGCCCATCTTCTTAAAGATCGCCGCTGCAGAACCACCGACTTCATTTTCCATGTAGTTATAGAACCAATTTTCCCAATCAAAGAACTCGTCCTCATCATCGTCTGGCGCAAACATCTTTACTAGCGTACCAAGACCAAATGAGAAGAATGGCTGAGCAGCTATACCACCAAACAAGAATGTCATACCGAGGATACCTGCAAGACGCTTCATGCCTTCGCGATATGTTTCTTTACGAATCTGCTCGGCTTCATCTAAGCGTTGGTCTATTACTGATTGCGTTAAACCATCTTTAATCATCTCTTGGCGAAACTGCTCAATCTCAGCCTTACGGAATGGAGCACCGACAGATAAGTAAGTATTGCGTAGTATGTTGTATGTAGCACCAATAGCGTATTGCTTAAACTGAGCGATTACATTTAACGAAGGGATTTCCGCAAATACGCGCCCTTTTGTTTGGCGAGTGTAATCACCAAGCGTTAAGCCTCCAATATCGCGGGCCTCTTGCAACGCAAGTTCAAACGCTTCACTCGGCTTATTCATCACAGGCTTACCCGCGTTGTCACGCTCAACCACACCACGGATATTGCGTTTAGGTTCTTTAATGAACTTGTCGTAGGCTAGTTCAAATACAGTAAGCAGTGCAATCTCACGATTAAGTCGTTCAGCTTGATGAAATATGCCAGCTAAAAGCTTCTTGGTAGTGTTTGCATATCCAGTGTAGAGCGCCGATGGGTTTTCGCTAAGATCAAAAATGTCGTTAGTCATGGAGATGTTAATGTCTCCATCGTCTACAAAACGCTTAGCCGCACGTTGCACAATCGGGTCCAGCATAACCAGAATGCTGCTTTCTACGATAGACGGAAATGATACCTGTGCAAAATTACCGCGTACCAAAGGCGCTAGCGAACGCTCGGGCATAGACAACCCATAAAGCGCCATGTACTTAAGCATCTTTACATTAGTCTTAGCGTAACCATAGCGCCCGCCGATATATGGCATTGTGAGTTGCGCCATGCCGAGAATGTTAAGCAACGCGCTAGCAGGAGCCGACAACATGAAGAAAAACGTAGTGCCTGTAATAGCACCAACGGCTTGAGCTACTGCGCTTTTATCTTCAACGCCAAGGATAACTTTAGTGCGTTTCTCCAACTCCAATACGTAGTCACGGTACACCGCGCCCTGTTGAGGAGTTATGGCGCGTGCCAATTCCATATTGTCGATATGGTCACGGGCGTTGTTTATGTTGTTGATAAAAGGCTCGGCGTATTTAAACCTAGCCATTTGATATGCACTACGCACGGAAGTCTGAGCAAATACACGCAACATGTCACTGCTAGCACCTTGAACAGCTCGACGGTTAATAAACATCTTACGCATACTCTGCTCTGGCAATAGCATATAGACGAGTTGGTTAAGACTATCTTTTATCTCAGACTTGATACCCGCTACATCTGTAGCAGTCAGGCTGTTAATTGTGTCCTCAAGGTCGCGTAGCACTTGGGTTGTAGCAATGTTTTGAGAGTACAACTCAGATATGCCATTACCCATACGCATAGTATCTGCGGCTGCTTTCTGTTGAGCATTGCCAGCCATTAACTGCCGACGACGCTTGTTAAACGAGAGGTTGCGGCTAAATGAGTTTGGAAAGGTATAGAACTCTTTATTAGGTCCTTTACCAATTTGGAACCA